GTTTGATTACAAACGGCACGCCGCTCGTTCGACCAGGACGCGCGCGCGGCGCGCGACAAAAAAACACGCCGTGTTCGGGTCATCACTCCGAACACGGCGCAGGAGGAGAGGACGCTTGCGCGTCAGAGGATATGCAAGCGCGGGGGCGAGCCGCGCGGGGAAACCTATGGCTCGTTCTCTACTAAAATCCCTTTCCAATACGCGCGCCCTTTCAATGTTGTCGCAGTCGCGCCAACTGTCACACCAAACGACAAACTGACTTCGCCGTCCTCTGGAACAAGCGGCGTCCACTTTTCGCGCTTGCTGACCGCCGTCAGCAGGGTTGTAATCGCCGCCGCCTTGTGTTTTGCCGGTGTGCCAGAAATACCGAATCGCACAGTCGGTTGAACTACCAGTGTGTCCAACGCGGTTACGATCACACCGACTTCATCCAGCCAGAATTTACAACCAGAGGGCAGGGTCAACGTATAGTCAGTCACTATTTTTAAATCAATCTCCGCACTGGTCAAAATAACTTGGACACCAGACAGCTTTAGAAACCAACTCTCCGGAGGTGCGTTGCTACCGTGAACGATAATATGCGCCCCGCCAAATACGACCGTTTTAGAAATTCGCGCGATTGCGGACGCGCCAATCGCGCTACTATACGCCGCGAGCGATTCACAGTTCGATCCAAACGCGAGGGCGTCAGCCGCATTTGCGACCGCCGCACTACCCAAGGCGACCGCGCGATCTGCTTGCGCTAGACACTGCACACCAACCGCAACCGATAAATCACTGCTAGATTGATTATCCGCGCCAACCGCAATAGCCGTTAGACCATCCACTAAATTGTTTTGCCCAATCGCGGATGAACCCAAGCCGGACGCGCGGTTATTGTTGCCAATCGCGATGCTATCATCACCGCTTGCGACATATGTCGCGTCCGAGCGCGCCGCTTGTAGATCAAACGCATTCGCGCCCCGCGCGTTGCCGCTCTGGTCCGGACCAATCACCGCACTCCCGATGCGCTGAATCGCATCGTGAATCACGCCGACTGCCGCTTTTGCAACACGCACGAATGGCATTTCATCCGCGGTTGTATCTACCTCGCGCGACGGACGACGCCCGGCACGATTCAAATCGTCCGGCGTCCAATATGGATTGAACCGTTTACGCGGAGCCATCCCACTTGTCCATCGTCCAACCTATTGACGCATATGGCGCACACGATACACCGTGCGCTTGAGCATACGCACGCAAGCCATTCAACCGATTGCGGAACTCGCGCAACCAACGCGAACCGAGCGCGGCGAGATTCGGTGTCGAAACCGCAGAAACGCCGGTTGTTTCTGCCAAATCAGTCGCGCGCGCAAACGCACAATGTCCAGCCGCACCTATCGCGATGAGCGACTCGTGCGGCGCGGGCAATGTCGTAACACTCGCGCTATCGAGATCTTGAATCGTGTGTGGCACACTATACCACAGACGTAACTCGTCATCCAACTGGGGTTGTGCGCCGGTATCGCAGTTGAGGAACAAAACCGGGCGCGCGTCATCCCAAGCCACATAAAAACCATTGACGCGGTTCGGCGGCCACACCTCGACCGACAGCGAATCATACGGCCACCAAACGCGATGCACATTCAATAAACCCGCGAGTGCATCGAGCGCGATTTCGCGACCATCGCCAGGCAAGACGATCACGGTTTCTTTCGCCAACGGATTCGCGCCGCTATATTCATCGAGAGCGAGCCGCAGACACTCGTCAATTGTGGAGACCGCGAAAACCACGTTTGTCGCGTCCATCAAAAACTGCGATACACGCGATTCAAACTGTGCAAGAGTAAGAGACATTGCCAAACCCTCGAATAATGCGGCGCGCCTTGCGGCGCGCCGCATCATTCACAACCCTAGACGCACACTACACGCGCAGAGTGTAATTCGCACGCGCACCAAAGAACGTCAACGCACTCGTTGCCGCCGCATCAAACGTCATTTGCACGGTCAACAAGTCATCATCGTCAAGCCAAATCGGTGTGGTCAATGTCAACGTCATCTTGTGCTGATCGAGCGTGAGCCGTTCCGCCGCCGTGTCATGTCCGGTATCGTACGAAAACGCCTGCGAGGACGGCGCGCCAAATGCAACCGTGTCAGCGGGCAGTGTCGCTTTGTAGATCGTTGCACTCACCGCGTCCATTGCCGCCGTGAGCACTTCCCACCAGACATCAATCGTCTTGATGTAGCCGCCTTTCTTGGCGACCGAGTTTTGCGGAATCGTGATCGGAATCGTAACGATCGCGGTGTTATCCGCCGCCGCCTTCGATTTCGCAATCGTGTTGGCGACCGCGCCAGCCGCGTCAGTCCAAGTTCCTGTAACGTAATGGCACGCGCCCGGTGGAATGAATTGCGACATTGCCGTGTCGTGAACGTAACCCATAGCACACATCCTTTCCCGCCCCTTCGGGGCGGGGCTACAAGGCGAACACCGCCGCGCTCGATGTTCGCGATTCAAGACCACGCACGGGGTCAAAAACACTCAACAGATTCCTAGTCAGTTAAGCGAATCGCCACAACCGTTGCGGCTCGCTCCGCACCAGACCAAACCCCTGTCGGGGTTTGGTAATCCTCGCGACGATTGTGGCTCGCTCCGCACCAGACCAAACCCCTGTCGGGGTTTGGTAATCCTCGCGACGATTGTGGCTAGACGTTCGATTTGTGAAGCGGGCGGAAATCGTTCACCCACACAGCAACGAAATGCCGCACCTTCAACCTGTGCTCATCGTTCATGAACACCGCCGGCGACAACTCATCGCCCGCGATAAACACCTCGGGCATAATCCCAAAACGCTCACCGACAAAAATCGCCGGCGCAATCGTCGGATCGCACACCGCCGCCCAATCCGTCGCGTCCGTCCATTCAGGAACAACCACAACGGCGTCCGTATCGCGTTGCTGATTCTCCGAATGAATGTTCGCCGCGTTCTCCCAGGTCGGATTGAAAATCTTTTTCGCGGTCAGCGCGAGCGCACGCGGCACGAGGCAGTATTTCGGATTGATCGCCTGCTTGGGCCCTGTTCCATACAAACCCGCCGCGTTCGCGATCAGCATCGGCTGATTGTAGACCGCCGCCGAAACCGTTTCCCACTGCGCGGACGAAAGCGCGGTCGTCAACAGATTCGCGTGTCCACCCGCCGTTGTAACCACCGTCGCATTGAACAACGCGCCCGTATCCGCGAGCGTGGGACCAACACCCGCATTGTCCGTGAAGATCGCGGCAACAAGCCCCGAGATACGCCGCAGTCCCGCGTTCGCGAGTTCACGCGGATACGCCTTGAGTTTACGCGTCTCATCGCGATCGATCAACTCCAGCGTGAGCGGAATGTATCCACCGTATTTCACGAACGACGCGGTTTCAGGCGAATCACCGATCACGAGTTCGGCATACTCCGCGCCCTCGGCAACTGACGGCAATTGCCCAACCGTGCCGATCAGCGTGCCGGTAATTCCGTTCAGCGAATTGAAATGCTCTTTCGTCGCGACGCGTTCCCACCAATCGTAACCCGCGCGCCCAAGTTTTTGCCACTGATTCACGACGATTTTGTTGAGCGCGTTTTTCACGAGCCCAGTGAAATCGGCGGTCGTCGCGAATCGCGCGCGGTCAGGGTAATACCCACCGTGCAAATCGAAATCGCCGGTGAGCATGTGATACAACTCACGGATGCCGCTCAAGCGATGCACTTGCAACGCTTTCAACGCGTCATCGCGCGGCGCATCGAGCAGGTCATCCACCGCCGCTTGAATCTGATCGCGCGAGTCGAACATCGCGCGCACGCCCGACACGCCGCGCACGGTTTGCGACGCGGTCAAATCAGACACGAGTTTGCGCGCGCCATCGAGCGCGTTCGTCAACTCTTGCGGCTCGAACACCTTGCCCGCAAACTGCTCGCGCACGTGCGCTTGCATCGGCGCGGGCAGTCCGCTCGCGGCGAGACCCGAGTCGAGCAGATACGCGCACATTTGCGCGCGCACCTTGACCGCTTCTTCGGCTTCTCGCGCCAACTTCACTTTCTCTTGCTGAACGCTCAACAACTCGCGCACCGCATCGAGATCGCTTTTCGCCGTCGACGCGGGCGCACTCCCAAGATTTTTTTCGTCAGGCATTTTGCCCTCCTTTTCAATCGCGGCGCGCCCGGTGTGGCTTGCGCCGACTGCATTCAACGCGCGGATAAACGCCCCGCCGCGCGCGGGGTCATACACTAAGTCGAGCGCATAAGGACGCAGAATTTCCAAGACGCGCAACCCATCTGCGGTAAATCCCACATCCGCAGAAAACCCAACGCGTGGTTTGGGTTCACCGTCCGCCAACATCTCGCGCCCCAACTCGCGCACGAGTGCGGCGGATGGGCCCATAGGACGCAGGCGCGCGACAATTCCTTGTGCCGATTCGTCCCAGGTCGGATTGTAAACCACGCCACCCAGGTCACGCACACTCCGCGGATCTCCGACTATATGCGAGTGATCGACAAAAACGTCCACGCCATCCCATAGCGCAAGCGACGCGCGCAAAACGTCCGCGCCAAACTCCCAGCCATTGCCGATCCCAGCCGTCATCGCGATAACATCAAATTCGCCGTCGGCGCGCGGTGTCGCGGAAATCGAAAATTTTTGACGCTGATTTTCTTGTGTAACCGATTGCATTTGCACCTCTTGCGGCAATTCGTCAATCTCGCGCGCGAGCCAACACCCACAACCATTATGGACAGGCGGCTTGCCGACAATCTCCCACTCCACAAGTGTTTTGATTTCCCCGGCGCGCTCAGCACAATAGGGGCAATGTTGTAGGCGGTCGTCCAGCATCCAGCGATACAAATCCACCTATCCACCCTTCGCGACAATATCGCCGGTCTGTGGATCAATCCCGATCGCGCCAATCGCTTTGTTGGGTGGTTTGATCCCCACGCCTTGCGGCGTGGGGGAAATCCCACCGCGCCCATCGAACGCGCGCTTGCCGTCCGCGAGAATCTTTGCCACGTCCGCCGCTTCGCCGCAGAATTTATACGCGATCCGCAGCAACTCTGTATCATCTACAAACCCGCGATCATACAAATTCAGAAACGCGTTCGACACCGTCGAGACGGCGACCGCCAGCGCAGCATTGTCGCGCGCGGAAATATCCGTTCCGGACGCGGTAATTACCGCATCGCGCTTAACCATTCGATCCACCATCGCACGCCGGCGCACAACCACGCGCGCGACATCGCGCAAGAGCCAGAGAAAAAATGTTTGCCGCGCGGCATAATGGCGATACGTGGGCCCGCCCGCCTGCTCCGCAGTCGTGCGCGTGGACGACTCAGGTTCCGCGAGAAAGTGCAGGGGGTTGCCCGACCCCGCCGCGATCATCTTTTTAATCGCGAGACCATCTTTCTCTGCGTCCGCCGATTCTAACTTTGGAGACAGCACGTCCCACTCCTCGGTTGTATCAGTCACTAAAACCGTGCCAGGACTCGGTGGGTTCGCATTCAATTCTGCCTCGCGCGATTTGCGCTCAGCGAGATTCGCAAACATTCCCTTAACCCAAAATAGGAACGTTTGGCGAAAACGATTCAATCGCACGCGGTCTTCAAGCCACGCGCTATAACGCGTCAGCCAACGCAAGAGCGGCGCAAGGTCGCTCTCGCCACGCTTGCCACCGACCGGACGATTGATCGCATAATGCAACATCACGGCAGGAAATACGCCATCCGCGCCACGCGCGTCGCTCAGTTCATCGTACGCGTTCCAAGAAATCGGATCGTCCCCAAGCGTTGACGGCTTTTGCGTATACGCCAACTCTTGCTCGACGTCATTCGACGCAGTTTGAATGTCGTCAATCTCGCTCGCAGGAATCGCGCGCACAAACGACATCCCGCTCGCGTCCGTTGTCAACGCAACGAAAATTTCCCCGCTCCGCGTCAGTTCGTCGCACCACTCCGAAACCCGCACGGTCATTCGATTCAGCCGATGGTCAAACCACTCCTGCAAAAATGCGTGCGTGCGTTTGTGTTCAGACGCAACCGTAACGCCATCGCCAACCACGAATTGCGTGGTCAGTTCAACGATGCGCCGCGCCAGCGGATTCACCCGCCACGCTTCTACCGAATCACGCAGAACCTCGGCGCGATCCGCCGAGCGGCGATCCCGCGCCGATTCACTCGACGAATACAAACGGTCGCGCGCGTCATCCAACGCACGCACCGCCAGATCAACACGGCGCGCGATTTGCGAACCAAACACACGTTCGACAATGCGATCCCACAGATTCACGCGACACCACCTCGCGCGCGCTGATATTCCACCAATGTTACGCCGTGCAAATCCAACAATGCCGCGCGCAGTTCGTCGTCATCGCGAATCTGTTTGCCATCCACCCGCGATACTGAATGTCCGCGCGCCTTGAGATAGTCGCGAATCTTCTTTTGTCGCGCCGCAGGAATTGCGCCTTGCGGCGCAACAGATTGAATCTTGCGAGCCATCGCTACACATCCTCGACATACACGAATCGCGCATCCGCGATCATCGCGTCAATCGTCGCGCTCGACGACGTTACGCGCACCAAGCACGTTTGCGCTTGCGGCATATTGCCAACGACCACCCAGCCCGAACCATCGCCCGCGCCCAGCGCGTACGCGAATCCCGAATCCGCGCTCATCGCCATCGGCGGTAGAACCGGCGAGCCGTTCAGAATTTCACAGATGAAAACCGCGCTACGCATAGGGCACCACCGAGAACGTGCCGGCAAACTGATTGCCGCTATATGTGCTGAACAAACCGTGCCGCGTGTTGTTGACAACCGTCGCATCACTCACGGTTACGGTCGCAATCAGTGTGCCAAAATCGGTCGTGCCGTAATAGATCGAGATGCTCGATCCGTTCATCTTTGCGCTAAAATACTTTGTTGCTCCGTATGCTGCGGAAACAGTCGAGAGTGTGGTGTATGTCCCACTCACACATTTTTCGATTTTCACATTGCCCGCGCCGTCGCAGTAGGCAATCACAAAACTTTGCGGATTCGTTGGCGAATCGAGCCGCAAAATAATGCCGGCTTGCGTCGCAGTTTGTAAGGTTGAAATCGGCGGTGCAACCAAGTTTACATTAGCCAACAGTTTGCCCACACTGGCAAACAAGGTTGATCGGGTGATTGTTTTGACAGATGCGTCGTCAAAATAAATTGACGACGATGCGGCTGATCCACTTACGAATGCCGCATTCGTATTTACAGTTGCTCGCAGAGTTGCTACAATAACCGAAAAATCAGCAGTAGGAACAGTAATACCCGGGCTTGCAGTCCCGCCGTATTCAAACGCCATCGTCTTGCTAGCCAACGATTCTTTTGCATAAACCGTGAATAGAGCGTAGTCACCCACGCTCCCACCACTTGCCTGGTAAATACTCGCTTTATTATTTGACGCGTCTACATCACAACGCGCCGCATAAACACCCGAACGAATCACTGCCGATTCGCGGTTGATCGTTGTCGTTCCACCCCCAAGGTATTCAGAATAGTTAGTCAAATTTGTCGCGCTCAACCAATTTTCAAAACCGGGGTCAAGCAACAACTCCGCGCCTAGCGTCGGCGTGTTCGACAACACCCCGCCACTCACAGACCACGTTGGCGCGTACCAGCGCGAAGACAACGGCGCGCCGCCAATCATCTCACGAATAACGCGCGGGGGCGCAAGCACGACATTGTTCAGCAACGCTACACGTCGAGAACGATCCACGCCACACCTTCGCCGTTCACCGCCGAGTCAACCCAAATCGAACCCAGGTTGCCGACGAATATAAACACTGCGGGATCGCCCGCGAGCAGACGCAATCCGTTCGACACGGTTACATCACCCGCGCCATCGTTTCCGATTACGACAACACCCGTGTTTGTATCCAACGCCTTGACCATAATCGCGCCGTTCACTTGGATCGCTCCAAGTTGAACCGCCGTGCCAGCCGTCGTTACGGTCTTTTGTCCAGATAGAGCCGCCATCAAAAACCTCCTCGATCAATCTGCGCCAGCGGATCGCGTCCTGGTAAAACCGTTCCCGCGCGCGTAAACGCGCCAGGACGAATCGCGGAAATCACATAGCGTTCCGCGTCGAGTAAATGGAACGTTTCCTTGTCCTCAATGCGTTCGGTTACGGTTCCCGCGTCATCCAACTCGCGCGCGTAAACCTGTTTCTCATCGAGATAGTCCGCGAGGTCAGCAAACGCAACCAACTCACCGCGCTTGTGCGCGGCATACACGCGCGCGATGCCAACCTCGACGTCTTTCACATCAGGCGCGCGCACAACCAAACCCGCCGCCGCAAACTCATTGCGCCACTGGTCTTCGCTCCCCGCCCCGCCGAACGCCAACGGCGTGCGCGGTTCGCCAGCCAGCAACGCGGCAACATGCTCGCGCGCCGTGCGACCGCCCGCGCGATACGAGCGATACGCAACCAATTGGCGCGTGTTCGGATTCTCCGCGTAAAACATTGCCGCCGTGTTCACGCCACCGAAATCGAGACCGACATACCGCATCCATTCGTTCGGAATCTCGAAACGCGGCACGCGCATCGCGTCGGTAAAGCAATCATAAATCAGCCCGGCGGGACGCACGAACAGACCGCGATAGAACAGGTCGAATTTCCACTGCGGCAAATCGCGCCGCGCGCGTTCGAATTCGTCGGACGAGAATTGTGGATTCGCGACCGACTCAAAACGCACCACATCCACATCGGGATCGCCTCGATGAAACGGTTCCCAAATGCGATCGCGCAGCCAGCCCAAGCCGTACGGCGTGGTCGTAATCAGCGCGCGCCCAACATTCAGAGAGAGCCGCCGCAAAATCGCTTCCCACGAACCGACACGGAATTTCTTTTGCCCTGCTTCATCGAGCCACGCGGCTTTTGCGGTCGCTGACTCCAGCGATTCAGGTTCAGACGCGTAACCGAAAATGACGCGCGTTTCAGTCAGACCATCCCACGCCTCACCGAACAATCGCCGCGCGCCAACATCCGAGAAGACAAAGCGTCGTGATGGCGATGCGATGTATTTGCCGAGCCGCATCAGTTTCTCAAAAAGAAAACGAAACGCCGGCAACGCCTTGAGGTCAAGCAGGGGGAACGTCGGGGTCACCACCATATAATCGCCCGCGCCGCGTCGCTTGATTTCGCGCAGTAACCAATGTGGCCCAAACGAGGTTTTGCCGCCCTGTGTTCCAGAAATGACCGCGACGAAACGACGCACCGAATCCCACGCCGACAATTGCCCCACGTGAAAATTCAGCGTCATCGTTCCGTTGCCGTTCAAGGTCATCAGGTCATTCATCGCTTCACTTCAACAATTTGCACAGCCGGCAAATCTTCATCGCCCGCGACGATTGAAATCTGAGGCGGTAGACCATAGCGATAGCGCAACCACAACTCGATTGCCTTGACATCACCTTGCTCACATTTCTTCGCGAGCGCGGTGATGATTTTCTTTTTTCGCGCATCCGTAATCACACTGTCAAGGAGAGCGCGCGCCGCTCGCAGTTCGTTATCACTCTTGCGCCCCGATCCTTTGCGCGCTCCACCGTGTCCACGCGCCACTTGAAAACTCTTGAATAATCAATCTCTGCGAGATTGATTCAACGCGCTCGCAATCGCGCCCGCCGTGTCCTCTACTGTAAACGCCGCAATCAGCGCGAGCGCAAATGTTTGCAGTGCACCCACCGCCGCCGCTGGAATCTGCGGGACAGCCACCGTCAACGCGGTGACCACGACCGCGACGAGCGCGATCCAGAATCGCCGCGACGAAGACAATTTCAGTAAAACGTTCATGGCGTGCCTCCTTTTTGCACGAACAATTTGAACAACTCTATCGCGAGTGATACCACGCCGCCGCCAGCCAGCGCGCCACCGCCCGCATAAATCGCCACCCGCGTCTGCACAACCGCGAGATCGGTTCGCAGAGACGCGACCGCTTGCTCGAGCATGCCAACTCGCGCACCCATCGCTGATGCGCTTTGAGCGCACTGTGTCTTGCAGTCGGACTGACGCGACTCAAGCACAGCAACGCGCGACAACAAGATGTCATCCATCGCGATCGATTTCCTCTGCGACAAGACGGTATTGCTCATCCGCAATCGCGGCGATTCGCGCGAGCGCGGCAAATCCGAACAGAACAACGACGCAACCAATCAAGAGAAACGCAAACAACGTCAGCATCGCGAAATCTCCAAATAAAAAACGCGGCAACTCTCTTTTGAGAATCACCGCGCATTTACGCTTACGGCAGAATTATTGCATCACACCACAGGAATTACTTCAGGCACAACCCGAATGCTCTTTGCGTCCGCGTCAATATGCAACGTCAGCCGCACCGTGCCGCGCCAACCGCGCACAGTCAACAGCGCGCGCAACGTGCTTTCAACTACAGTCAACGCAACCTTGATTGTGTCCACGCCACAATTATCGCACACTCGC